GATAAAGGATAAGGAGTTAACAACACTTCTTATCCTTTTTTATTTCCAATTTTTAAATAAATTTTGGAACGATTAGTAATTATTGTATCTCAATTTTTTCTTCAGTAAAACAGATCATGAACAGCAGCATAACTATAATGAGATACATTTTAAAATACGTATTTGTATCTCATTTTTTTCAGGTCAAACGTGCAGCTGTAGAAATATTGAGATACTTATAATTTGTTAATTTCAATTTCTAAATCATTTGCAATAGATATCAAAGAATCAATTTTATTACGAGCCAATTTCAATGTATAAATCTTATGCAGTAACTCGTTTAAATCTTTTATTCTATTCTCAATAGATTCATCATAGTATGCTATCAATTCTTTTCGTTCTTTTTCAGATTCCATAGCAAATAATATAATGTTCTCAAACTTTTCATTAAATCCATTACCCTGATAATCCTCAATGTACTTTAAAACCTTATTACTTAACCTAATAGACTTAGCATTACTTTTTGCCATATTTACCCCCTTATAATTTTCTTACATACATAAGAGACAAGTGCAATTAATAAACAAAAAATCCAAAAATAAAATACATAATAATCAATTATCATTGTTAAAATTTCAAACATTATCATTCTATAACCCCCTTATATATAAAATATAATAAGTTTAATTAGTTCAAATGAAAACCAAATAATAAATATTAATAAAACAAACAAAAATAACATTGCTATTATCAAAAGCAAAAACATAAAAACAAGTTCGATTATATCAAATATATTTTCTATAAAATCTAATACTTTGTCCATATTACCCCCCTAATCGTTCATTACCGTTAATTTGATACCATCTACAGTGATTACTTCTAGCATATCAGAAGTAATCAAATCATTTTCGTCTACCTTATACCCATACTTTTCTATAAAGTCTATAACCTCACCAACATGAGGTGTAACCAGTTTAATATCTTTCATCCAGTTTAGTGTATCTTTCATTAATACTTTATACATTAGACTTACTCCAATCTACTTCAATATAATTTGTTACATTTTCAAAAGTACCAACCTTTACACGAACTTCTTTGTTATAGGTAATACGTTTCGAATGTTCTTTTAAAAATTCAAGCTTGTCATTATTTAAGATAAAAAAATAAGATTTAAGAGGTAGGTCCAAATTATTACTTGGATAAAACCGTCTAAATCCTTTTGTTCTAGCACATAATTCTTTTGTGATGTACTTAGTTATGTAACTACTTGCTTTAGCAGTATCTGTTATTTGTGTAGCTGTAGAATGACCCATTTTGTAATTACCAAAGTTATATATATCTAAACCACTCTTAGTCATTAATATTTCCCCAGTGTCCCGATTAAAGGCCTTGTTAAACTTCATAGTATCAGTATTAGATAATAAACCATGAAAATGCCAAGCAAATATTTTCTCTTTATTTTTACAAATAGGACAGCAGTCAATATTGTTTTTATAAAGATAATCACAACTTGAACATTTACATTCAGAAAATTCGCCCTTATGTTCCTCAGGAACAACTAAATATTTCAATACTTAGTCTTAACATTATTAAGCCATTTACGAAGCTTTTTAGAGCATTCATCATAATTATATCTATCTACCTTTTCTTGATTGAATGTGAGAGTAATAAACCAATCCCACATATTACCCCTAGCATAATTATATACTGTATTCTTAGCACGATTAGCACTACTTATTAAACTTCTTTGATGCCTTAATTCCTTTTCCAAAGGAGTTAATATTTCAATATCTTTATCCGTAATATCAGCATATTTTCCAAAAGGAGTAGGAACATGGTTTTCTATCTTTTTATCAATTCTATCACTCTTATTTTTACTTATTAACCATGTATCATCTTGTATAGATATAGGATTTTTATACATACGAAATTGAGTGTTACCGTCTATAAAATCAGTCCTAAGCATATTATAAGCACTCATTTAATCCCCCAATTTATAAAAGTAGTAAGTTGTGTTGTTAATGTCAAGTAGAACTCCTAGTGGCAGACTAAAGTCTGCTCACTAGGAGTTTTCGAGCATATACTATTTATTTTTATTTCGAAATTTGCGATATTTTCTAGATGGTTTCAATATATTATCTGGATTTGGTACACTTGCAACCTGTAAAGCCAATATTTCTTCATCCGTCATTAGATCACCATTTTTACTCATTTGTTGTAAATTTTCTACACAAGCAAGAGTATCATAAAGTCCATAATCCTTATCAGTAACAAACCAAGCAATACGTTTATAAGGTTTAAGCTGCATAGTATTAACCGCATTTTCCATTTCCCATGCGTCGTAATAGTCTAATCCTTGCAATCTCCAAGTTTTACGACAATCAACCACATAAGACGTTACTTGCCTTAATAATGCATCTACGTGCCCAAAACGTTGAGCAGTATAGTAAATAGCTATATGGTAATGTCTACATGTAAGAACAGTATTAAGCAAGACAGTATTAATATTTGTCTTAAAGTTTCTACTGTTCATTTGTGTACTAAATTCGTCACCAAAGACCAAAGTAACGGTTAAAGTATTATGTTCATCATCATAAGAATTATTATTTTGAGACGCATAAACAACCTGTTCTAAATTAATCAATTTTTCATAGGGAACAGTAAGCTGTACATTAGATATTATTTTAACCCTTTGACTAACCATTTTTTTACGCCTCATACACCAAACCAATTTACCATTTTTACGCATATAAAAGCTAACGACAATATGTACAGCACTAAGGGTTTTACCCTTACCAAACAGCCCCACAAGAGCAACAAGACACCCAACAGGAACATTATTATACTTCTTATATTTAAAATATAAATAAATGTCTATAGGCAAATATCTAATAACCTTTATAGGATTAAAAACGACACAAGCTACTTTAGGAAACATAAATATTAAATAAATTACTATTCCAATCAACAGTAAATACATTATTTTGCCCCCTTACCAAAAGTCACAGATATTTCCCTAATCAATTCAATGACAGAGAAGACGAGAGCAAGACGCAACATAACATAAACATCTAAATCAGTACTAGAACCCATAATATAGTTTATTAAATTATCCATTTATAGTTTTTCTCCTAAACAGTCTTTTTATATTAATATAAACAAAATATATAGCAACACAATTTCTAATTTCAGTCAAAAATTGCATTAATTCATTAAATTGTAAATCAGTCAAATAATTACCTCCTAATTGTTTAAATCATGAAAAATCCCAAATATAACAGACAAACCAAATATTCCAATAGTCAAGTTCCAATATGTTATTGTTATACCCTCAAAATTAAGTTCAAGACTCATAAATGCATCCAAGGTATTCCACATTAGTTCTATCACCTAGAATCCCCCTTTTTAAGGACATATGGACACTTATTATAACTTTTGCAAGGCCAATATTTACAACCAACTTTTTTGTTTTTATAAATAAGACAAGATACGAAATGATGAATAGGATCCATTAAAAAAAATAAAAATACAGAACAAATAACTCCTAAAATATCCATATATACCTCACTTCAAAACCTTAATCAAAACAACTACAACTACAGCACCAAAACCACCTACAACCATAGCAAGTAGGGGAGTCGGCATACCTACAAAAAAGGCGGCAACAACAGTTCCAAAAGTACCAAGACCACCAACCAAACTCATCAAAGCATCAAAAGTTTTGGAAAGAATATTAGGGATCGCCATAAGATAATCAGTGAAAGAGTTAAGGGACGTAGGGTCTACAGATTCACCATTGTTATTATAATATTTTCCAGTATAATCAGAATCAGTTACAACAATTTCGTCACCGTCTTCATTTGTATAAACCTCATCGTATTTACTCGTTATAATGCCGTTATCAAGTTCATTAGCAACACCAGTGCTAAAGTCAACCTTAATCCAATTACCATATTTAATGACATCATCTACAGACTTAGTATATCGAACATAATAACCAACAAGACTCAACTTACCGTTTGCATATGTCATACCCACAGTATCAGGATTTTTAGTATGTATATATGCTAAAATATCAGTTTCAAGCTTAACCAAATGAGAACCCAAAGAACTCAAATATTTATCAGAATGTTTTAAATAAGGCAACAACTTAGTAATTTTATTAGTACCATCCTTATAAGTATACATAAGACTTATTTCAACATTAAATATTTCAGTCACAGGTGTCCAAG